AGGTACACCCAGTAAATGAACTTGGGTAGTAGTGTTAAAAACATCTACCACCCTTGTTCTTTGGTTAGTAAAGATACCACCTTGCTGTAACGTATAGGTATGCGTTCCAGCACTTGTAGTAATAGTAATAGTCTGTTGTAGTGCAGTCCAGTTAAAAGCATCCTCTACTTCTCTTTTAGCATCGTTGATAAACCTAAGAATAGCAGAAGATTGCTCTGTTTCATTAATAGTTCCTACTGTATTTTCTCGCATACGAGTAAGAATCTTATTTATCATATCTATTACTGTAACTGCACTAGAAGACATACCCTACTCCTTTACTAGATTACTTCTCTAGGAATAACCATTACATAAAGAGTACCAGAAGATAAATCTACAGCACCGCCAGTGTTATTAGCAAGAACACACGTTACAGTGTTAGCTGCTGTTACTGCTGCCGTTAGCATTAAATCTGATATATCTATACTCATAGAAGCCATAGCAAAGTCACCTAACTGTGCTCCAGTTACAGTAACTTCTTGTGCAGCTTCATCTCCATCTGCAATAGACCCCCAATCTTTTGTTTCTTCGACAACCGCAAACTTAGTTACAGATTGCCCATAGTTTGTGCTTGTTGGTAAAGCCATTTCAAATCTCCTTTAAAAAAGGGGGATTGCTCCCCCTATAAAATTAAGCTGGTACAGCGAGTTTAACCCCTGCATCATTACGAAGTTCCCCAGTACCGTAGATAGTATCTGCAGTAAAAAGGTCTCCTAAGAACTCTTGCTTATATTGAGTTTGAGTTCTTACGCCCATTTGTTCTACTAAAGCCAAAGCTGATTTGTGCATTAGCAGACATAGACGAGCATCTTGAGAGCCTTCTGTATCTGTAGGACTATTTGTAGATACATAAACTGGAATACCGTAAAGGTCACCAATCAATCCATTACGGATTGTGTTACCGTTGCCGATTTCACCAGTAAACGCTTGCTCTGTAAACCGAGCAATACCAGTAAGATTTTTCTTTTCTACTGGAGGTACTACAAGGAATCTATCAGCCATAGGTACATCAACATCATCCAATGTTTGAATTGCTTTACGCAATCCAGCATCAGCTATAGCAGCAGCGTTGTCACTACCTGCGTTAAATGCTGTTGAACCATCAGAACCAATAACTGTTCCAGAAGTACCAAAGTCTACAGTTGTACCGCTAGAAACTGTGTTTACAGTTCCGCCTTGTAAACCATAAGCTCTTAGGTATAGGTCTGCATCTATTTGAGTAGCAAGAGCGTAACCAGCATCGTCAGTGTAAAACTGTCTCATGCTTGTTAGACCTTGTTTGTCTAATAAATCTTCGATTAACCTAGAATACTCATAGTGTTTATCTATAGAAATTTGAATTTCACTGTCAGTTGCAGCAATCAAAGTTACTTGTTGTCTAGTAGTTTTTAGACTTGCAGCACCTCTAGTAGGTGTAGGAATGTGAATTGTATCCCCTTTTCTACCATTGTGGTTCATTACTGTAACTAGGTTTGCTAAAACCAAATTCTTTTTGTATGCAGCTACGACTTCGTTGGACCATAACTCAGGAATAAACTTATCCTGTGTGGTGGTATTCATCGCAGATGCGGCTGAAAAGTTAGCCATTATCTGTCTCCTTTAAAAATTAAAACTATAGGATTAACGAACCCTACCTTCTTTGTATGCTTGATAAATTTCTGGCTGTAAGTCAGCGTATCTTCTAGGGTCTTCCAACTGCAGTCTGATTAGTTCAGAACGCTTGTAAGTAGGCTTACCTTTTGAAACAGCATCTTGAGAAGCACCAGACGCTACTGCTGTAGCAGCGTTTAGCTCTCGTTCTTTTTCAGTTCGAGCTATCTCTTTTTGTTGTTCCATCTTAATGCCATGCAAACTTTTGTACTGGCTAAACAGTTCGTCTGCGTAGTTAAAATCTCCTGCACTGGCTTTTTGCCACATATCCTGTCTTGGTACACTTTCCATTACCCACTTTTGAAAATCGAGGTCTTTTACGATTGCCTCAACATCAGGATGTTTTGCTTGCAGTCTACTCATGGTAGTATCTGTATTAGTTTGTTGCAAAGCACCTTTAATAGGTTGGATAGCTTCCTCAACTATTTTTCGTACAGAGTCAACAGGATTAGCTAAAAAATCATCTTCTGATAATCGCTTTTCTTGCTCCTGTACTGGTGTATCTTGAGCCTCTTGTAAATTCTTTTGAATAAGACTATCGGCTAGTTTACGAAGCTCACCTAGTTCGTTTCCTTGTTTACCGTACTGTTGTTCTAAATTTTGGTAAGATTGTAAAATCTCGTCTACGGATTTACCTTGAAACTTAGGTGGTACAACTTTTTCCTCGCTTTGTTGCTCGGAGTTGCTTTCTTGCACTTCTTCGCTAGTTACCTTTTCTCCTTCTAACTGGCTACTGATTTCTTCAGTAGACGTACCGTCAGAAGCATTCAAATCAGAATCGACTATTCTATCAGTCATACGAGTTCTCCTTGTTTTAACCCTTATGGGGGAACGATTAATGTGGTATACCTAACCTTTTCAGATTATGGTGGTTGGCTTTTCTATGTCTCCTTGCCCATTTATCGGCTGCGGTAGGAAAGCCTGTGTCTATCCCAGGTAATGAGAATTTCCCGCCTGAGATTATTTTGTAGGCTGTAGAGGTTTCCGAACAATCACATGGTATGCTCTTTTCTCTACTCCACCTTTCAAAAACTTTGTTGCATGAGTTACATTGATAATCATTTATCATTGTCTTCTGCCTGCTCTAGTTCGTTTTTAAGAACGGACTCAAACTCAATCATAAGGTGCAACATACCTAATGCACCTCTTTGTTGCCAAAATGTTTTTTCGTCTTGTATGTTTAGTATGTTGTTTTGTTGGTTAAACATATCAATAAGACGTTGGCGTATTAACTGCCACCCTTCACTCGATAGGGTATCGAACATTTTGTCATAGTTCTTTTTTATATCTGCTTCCATACTTAGTACCTCTCATGGTTTGTAATATCATTAATGCAGCTATTTCTTCATCGTCTAACATTCTTTGTTGTTGTAATCGCAGACGTTTCAAAGTAGCTTGACTTGTTTCTTGACCAAACCCTCCTATCTGTACTGGTACCCCATATCTTCCTTGTCCATATTGTCTTCTACCAAAACCTTTTGAGGTTAAGTTTGAATCTGGACTGTGCATTTTAAATCCTTGTTAATAATAAACTTATTAGTATTCCACCCATGCTTGTAACTAAAATAAATGCAATTTTAGTTAACAGACCGTTTATATCATCTAGTCTTTTTTCAATAACTTCTAAACGGTTAAATATTGTTTTAGTGCGTTCCTCGCACTGAACTTCGTGTGCTTCTATCCTAGAGTTAAGCTCACAGATATTTAACAAAAGAGTATCTTGAGACTGCTCTAGTTTCATTTATTAACCCTCTAACGTAGTTACTCTTGTTTCAAGAGCTTCTATTTTTGTTACTGCTTCTTGTAGTGCGGCAGTTAACAAAGGAACTAGTTTAGCCAAATCCATACCTTGATACTCTTCAGTTTCTCCTGTTTTTTCAAAAGTAAATCCAGTTACATGAAGGTCTTTAGGTTTTTCTTGTTCAGTTCCAATAATATTGCCATCTTTATCTTTAAGTGTTCCAGTATCAATCATGCCGTCTTTTTCACCAGTAACTGCTTCTGGCACTGTAGCCGTTACTTCATGTGCTAAAAAACCGTCTTGTGTTGGAGTATCTTTAAAATTAAATCTTCTAGGTTGTAGTTGTTTTAATCTTGTAATCCCATCAGTTATATCGACTACATTATTTTTTAATCTATAATCTGAAAATGTAACGTAAGCTGTATTACTATTATTTGTTGAAATATAACCTACACTTGTTCCTGCACTATTTAAAAAATTCATTGGAACACCAGTATTACTTACTGTTGATTTAAATATTATTCCTGCATAAGTAAGAAAATTATAGCCGTAAGAAGCATTAAAATGTGCTCCACGATGGTTAATATATGCAGCAGAATTACTTAAATTTAAATCATGATTAAAGGTTGCTGTGCCTGCATCACTTCCATCTAAAGTAAGGAATGTTGTATCTGCACCTCCATCTGTACCTTTAAATATAATATCTGTATCGTTACCTTGAGCGTCAATCGTAATATTTCCTGAACTTGTA